GGTTTAACCAATATAAGTGACTCTAATAGTATTTTATCTCAAGAGCAAAGTGAGGCTATTAAACCTATAATAAACGAACAAGAAGATGCTAATAATTCAAACGGTCCAGCAACACCACCAGTGGCAGCAATAAGTAATGATGAAAAGGTAATGCAAATCAATATAAACGCTAGCACTTTTGGGTTATCTGCGAATTATGATGGGACAAAAATAGTGGGTCATTTTGGAATGTTTAATGATAATTTATCTAAAAGTTATGATGCAAAATTATTTATTAGTAATGGGGCTAGTGGTTTAGTTGATGTTGCGACATTTAAAATAGGTAGTGCTACTGATTTCACACCTCCATTACAACCAGGTGGTGGGGATTATGTTAGTGCTAAAGATGGTTGGAAGTTGGCTATTCAGGATATAGTTGTAAATGATATTGTGAATTTTGTTGTTAAGATTCCAGAATTACCTAGTGTTGCTTTCTGGGTTAAACTAGCTGTTGCTAGTTTTGATTGTCCAGACCAAACAGTAAACATTGATGATTTTTTAAGAATAGAAGAATGGAATGATATATTAGAAAACCCATGTCAATCATGTTATCCAGACCCTTATACAGCATCAAAACCTTATGTATTGAATGGTGAAACATGTCCTTTCAGCGGTACACCTTAAAATAAAAAAATATGGCACAATATTATGATAGATATAGCAGTTTTAGAAGTGATGGTAATATCAAACCAATTCCAGGAATTATTATACCAGAATCAGCTTCAGATAAACACGCAATTTATAAACAAGGGCTAAGTAGGCTTGACAAATTCAGTAACTTGTATTATAATAACCCATATAGTGGTTGGTTAATACTATTAGCTAATCCAGAATATGGTGGATTAGAGTTTAATATACCAGATAGTGTCTCTCTGAGAATACCATTTCCTTTTGAAAGTGCTGTTCAAAGGTATGCAACACAAGTTTCAAATCACAAAAAACTTTATGGTGAGTAAAGTTATATTATATTTTAAAATAAACAATGGCTAATAATCAAACACTTAAGGTTGGTAAAACTATTTTAGTTGACCCTAATAGTTTTGATGGGCAAAACTCAAGTGATAACATATCAGTACCATTAGAAGATTTAAACATATCAGTACAGTTAAGAACACAAAGGAAAGCTAGAACACTAATAAGTTCTGATAAAGAAGGTGGAACTAAAGTTATAAACAGTGACGCTATAGATGTTACATTTATTGAAGGTGCAACGGTTAATGGTGTTAAAGCACTAACAACTAATTACACTGACTTAACAACAAGTTTCGATAAGGGTGACCAGAAAGAAACTGAATCTTTAGGTATAACAAACATTGATATTGATTTTAATTCATCATATGCTCCACAAATTGTAATTAATTTTATTGATATAAGAGGTAGCTCTATATTTCAAAATGAAGGTGAAATTGGTGGCGCAAACTCAACATCAAATAAATACTCAACATTTTTTCAATTACCATACCCTTTGTTTGAATTAACAATAAAGGGTTATTATGGTAAACCTGTTAAATATTGTCTACATATGACAAAATTTAACGCAAAATTTAATTCAAAAACTGGTAATTTTGAAATCACAGCTAACTTTATAGGATATACATATGCTATGTTATCAGACATGTTAATTGGTTATCTAAAAGCAATACCATACACTGATTTAGGTAAATCTGCATATGAAAGAATTAATAGCACTAGAAACACGCCAGTTGATAATCTAAATCAATTAATGGTTAAAATATCTAGTGTAAATGAAGCTATTTCAAAAATATCAGCTACTGATATAAACGCTTTAGATATAAAAACATATAATAGTAAAATTGATATATTAAATAAAATTAATACAGCGATAAACACACTAGGTGAAAACATTAACCCCGAAAGATTTTTCAATCAAGTAAACGACTCAACTAATTCATTAGTAGTAGCTACAAATTCACTTTCAGGTAGTAATAATAAATTATTTATAGTTTCTAGAGTTAAAACAACATCGGATACTGTAAACCCTGGAAGGGGGGTAACGGAAAGAACTAATAATAATAATATTGATAATGCTAGAGAAGCATCAGCAATATCAGATTATGAGACAACGATTGAAAAATTAATAGGTGATTATAATGCTCTTGGTGGAGGAGCCCCATTAGAATTGGATTTTTATATTGATATTATAACTAGAACTATTATAACAAGAAAATCAGACGTATCACCTGGAACCACTTCAGTCTATTCAGCTGGCTCTGCGGCACCAGTAACAAAATCGATAACTGATAATGATGCTGATAAGTTTGGAAAGTTAGTAAGTGCTTATGAGGCGTATTTTGTTGAGAACGAAATAAATAATAATCATCTTGTTAGTTTTATTAATGTTTTTGATTTATACCGTCAAGTAGACCAATATAAAAAAGATTTTGCAGTTAAAATAACTAATGCGACTAAAGATTTTGCGGAAAACGTAAAATTAGAAATAGTAAAAGCAATAGATTTTGACCCGACAGTTAGGAATATAATAGAAGTATTTACATCAGGGGTTGATGCATTTTTAATGGCGTTATATAATGTGTCTAGTTTAGCGGAGAGAAATGAACTCAGGAATGCTGAATTAAAGAAAACTTTTGGTTCTAATAAAAAAACATCAGATATAAATAATATTAATAATTTTTATCCATGGCCAGATTATAAAAAAGATGGTGCTGATGGTTATGTTGAAAAATATTTAGGGGACCCAGGAGTTGTAACTGACCCATCACTAATTAATGAGTTAGTTTTCATTGATGATTTATATCAAGCATTTATAACAGCAGCAAGGGAAGCTGAAAATGCCTTACAAGATTTAACCGCAAAAGAAAGAAATTGGGTTCCGATAAACCCATTTGATACAAGAATATTTAATAGTGAATCACCATATAATAGAATAGAGGGTATTAAAAAAGATGAGCTTTATGGAATGATATTAGTTAGGGCTATGACTTTTTTGGGTTATACTAATGAAATCATGGATTTAAATGATTCAACAACAAGAACAACGATTGAGCAAATGGCCCAATCTGAGGCTCATCTTATTTTGAAAGATATAAATAGCACTACACTTAAAAGTGTTATAACAGCCAACACAAATGATATATCTAATATTATTGAAACTACAATACATAATACTAATATTGTAACACTTAATGGTGCTAACTATAATTATGATTTTATTTTTAATGGAAATAGTAGTTCTTTTTATGTTTTACCAGTATCAATGGAGCGTTTTACGGATATATGGACTGATAATTTAAATTATGACACCACAAAGATGATTCCAGGTTTAGTAGATTATGGTGAGGAAGAAACTTTTTTAACAAACTATAGTGACGCACAGACTACTTCGACTACTACGATTAGTAAACCAGATGATGGTGGTAAATACGTAAAAATATTAACTAAGGGACAATATGGTTCTGGTATAAAAGAATTATCAGAAAATGTTATACCTACCGATAATACATTTATTTTAGAGAAGCTACAAAACAACAGAGTGCACGACCAATGGAACACACTAATCTTATCAGAGGCTGGTTTTAATGTGTTCGGGGGTCAGTATGGAATACAAGAATTTGATAAGTTAGATTATGGTAATGATAGTTTAAAAAACTTACCACTTAGATTTGTTTTTTATGGGAATAAAACCACTATATCAAGTAGTAAAATATTGAATGGTTTAGGGGATGTTAGAAAAGACCCAACATTATATAATTTTATTAATAAACTCACAAAAGAATCAATTAGGACCCAAATACCAAAATATGATACAATTTCAGATATGTTTAGTGGTAAATTACCTAATGAAAAATACGCAACAGTTTCAAACAGTATTGAATTATTTGGTAAAAATAGAGAACTTTTTAATAATCAAGACTTAAAGGGAACAACATATCCATATGTTAATATTTCATATCAAACTGGACTTGCTGGTACGTTAAATGTTCGCCCTATTAGTTTGTTTGGTAGTAAATTATATTATGGACAACAAAACACACTTGTTAACGGTGTTGATGTGACAAACAATAACCAAGCGATGTTATTTTTATCAACCTTACCATGGAATTCCAAAACATTTGAGCCTAATGAAATATTAAATTTATTTGCAAATAGAAGTGGTTTTATACACACCCCAAGATTATGGTGTGCTTATGTTGGTAGTTTATTATGGAGAGCAGACACATCAAACCCAATAACAAATGGTAATGGTGATGTTATTGGTGGTGGGTCAGGTGTTAATGACCCGATACAATGGTTTTCTAATACAAACCCATTGTTATCCTATGCTCCAGGTTTTACACAAAACAGTGTTTCTTCTGGTAAAAATAAATTACCAACTAGAACAGAATATATTGATGTGTTATATCCAGACGATACTGTGTACCACCCTGATACTAATATCAAAGAAATACATTATTTATTGAAATCCATTCCAGACCAAGTAAAAACAGAGTTTAAGAGAATATTTTTTGAATTTGTTAACGGTGATAATAGTGAATTAAGTAGTTGGAGAGGAATAGCGGGTAGCTTAGAGATTTGGCCGTCATCTAGTGGGGTGAGTGGTTTTATTTCTGCCGTAAACTCTATATTATCAAAGAAGGTAAAGGGTGATGACGATAAATATTATTTAGATGATTCTTTTATTTATAATAGTGGTTTTATTAATCTTGATAAATACAGTATAATAACACCTGTGTTGATAGATGATAAAACTGATATTAGTTTAACATTGGTTGGTAATATGATGCTTGAACTTAATGGTGATTACACTACAATTTATCCTAATAGTCCTATTAGTCCAGTTAGGGCCATTATAGATGCTATGAGAGAAGAATTAGTTATAGCAAACGCAACGCCAATTATTTGGGGTGATGGGACAAATGGTGTTAATTTAAAAACAAATCAACGTGAAAAAATATCAGTGACAAAGGATATTTTAGATTTATATTTAAATTCAATGCTTACTGAACTTAAAAAAACCCCAGTATCAGAAGCTGATGATGAAAAAAGAATACAAGAAGCGGTCTTTGGTAATTCAGATACTAATATAATAAAATTCCAATTATATAAAACATGTAAAAACATTTATGATAAATGGTTAGGTGGTGCTACTGATGAAAATAACTTAACGTTTCAATGCGGTGGTAGAAATAAAACAGATAAACTATCCGCTATTCACTCAAGAGGGGCAAATGCCGAGTTAGCATTAATTGATAGTTTTAGATTTGTTAATAGGTCCTTTACTGATATCGGTGATAAATTTTATATTAACCCAACGCCAGTAAATACGTTTTTAAGTAGTAACCCAAATTCTAATTTTTACGATGCTGTTTCTAATCTATTAGGTGCTAATAATTTTGATTTCATAGCACTACCATCTTTCATTAATTTTAATAGTGAAAAAGATGTTAAATCTATGTTTGAACCAATACAATTTGAAGAGGCGTTAGATGATGGTATTTCTGGACCATCGTTTGTTTGTGTTTATGTAGGTCAGAAATCAAAAAATCTTGATTTTAATGGTTCTGAATATACTAATGATGGGTTTGATATTCAAATAGTGAATGATAATATTTCAGGAGCACCAGTTGACTTTTTAAGCGAAAAAGAAGAACATGAAAATAATGTAGCTGTTTTTTCTGTTAACTATTCACAACAAAACCAAAATATTTTTAAAGATATAGTACTTGACCAGAATGAATTTACAGAAACAGCTGAATCATTACAAATAACGGATGATATATCTAAAATGGGTTCACCTAATAATAGAACCTTTGCTGGTCAAAACATGTATAATGTTTATTCTGTTAGAAGTTATAAAGTTGAAGTTGAAATGATGGGTAATGCTATGGTTCAACCTATGATGTATTTTCAACTGAACAATATACCCATGTTTCATGGTGCTTATATGATAACACATGTTAAGCATAATATAAAACCTAATTTCATGTCAACACATTTTACTGGTGTTAGGATTAGAGCAGCTGAAACACCATTAATGACAGGGGCAGATATGTATCAATCATTAATAAGTTCTTTAGATGTTTCATTATCATCATCAGTAGCATCAATAGATGAGGTTCGTGGTACTGTAATTCCCAAGGGTTCATACCCACCTATTATAAGAACAATTATAGAAAATAATGGGACAAATGGAAATATATCGGTTAATAATATAACAGTTAGTCCAGTTATAATACCAGGTGGTATTAAAAACATGATTAGCGATACCGACCAATTATTATCAGAGGCGGTAGCACCATTAAATGCTATGTTAGAAGCTTGGGTGGCTTGGATGAAAGAAAAGGTTAATGGTACCCCTAGGTTTAAAGGTAATAATGGTAATTATGCATATCTTAATAGTGCGTTTAGAACATATAACCAACAACAAATAATTGCGGATAAATATCCAAATTCATCTGCCAAGGTAGGAAGCTCAAATCACGGATGGGGCATAGCAATTGATTTTCAATTTTTTAGAAAAAACGGTAAAATAATAAAAAACTACGTTAGAGAGAAAGGAAAGAAAATACCTAACGTTGGTGAAGGTTATGATTTAACTATTAATGAATCTTTGGTTTGGTTATTAGAAAATTCATATAGATATGGTTGGATAATACCAGAAAAATTAAGGGATAATGTTGGCCTTGAAGAATTTTGGCATTTTGAATATCATGGCAAATCTGCTGCTTGTTTATTAAAGAAAAAACCCAAAATTAAGACAATCACCGTTAATGTTGATAAGGGGCCTGATGGTACTGTGACTAACCCTAAAGATAGTAACGGTGTTGAGGCTATTTACTTAGCAGATGATTGTGATTTTATTAAGGTAGACGGGTTGGATGGAAGTCTAGATGTATTAGTAGCGGCTAATCCTAATATTACAGTCATTGCACCAATCCCTGATGATATTGATTTCTATACACAAGTATTAAAAGGTATTAAAGCTGAACCAACCACAGAGAACTTAAAATTCTTTTATGCTTGGAGGGAAGCTGAAAGTGAAACGGCTACTTGGAATCCATTTAGCACAACTCAAAAAGTCGTTGGTAACACAAATTATGATAAAAACATAAAGGGGGTTCCAGTTAAGAACTATCCATCAAAAGATGTTGGTATTAAAGCAACTGTTGCTGCTTTAAACCAAAGTAGTTATAATAAAATAGTTGGTGGGTTACAAAAAAACATTGGTGCTGGTAAAATAAGTGAATTTGTTGATGAATTAGAAACTTGGGGAACTGGTGCTGATATTTCAACCGTATTGAGTGGCGATATAGTAAAACCACCACAAATACAAATAACAACAACCGTTTAAGTTTAATCTTGTTTAATTCATATTAAATTCGTACCTTTGCAAGATGAAGGTGGCTAATATTGTTTCAACCAATAAAGTAAGTGTTTCAAATGAGTTTAATGTGGTGAAGACCATGGATGATATAATTCATGGTCTTCCTACGTTAATCATAGGTTATAATTATGTTAATAAACATTACCCAAATTTTAGTATAACCAACCCAGTTCTAGACACTAACCTTTATTGGGCTTTCAAGAAAACAGAAAATCGTGATAAATTCGAAGAAGGGTTGGGTTGGTTTATTCATAAAGTATATGAGGGTTTAACTAAAGGAATAAGTTATATATTCGTGGACCCAATACAATATAATAACAAAACGCTGATAAAGATAATTAAGAAAGTTTATTCAATAAAAAAACTTATAACATATATTCATGGGGATATGGTATACATTTATGGTGAAACTTTTATTTTTGGTGTTGACCTAAAACTACTTAGATATGTTGGAATTAATGAGATTAAAATAAAAGATAAAATTAAAAAGATTAGTAATGTCTTTATGGATGATTCTAATGTATTTATAGAATATAAAAAAAATGTTGAAATGCTTGATAATCAAGTAAGATACATACCCTATCTATATTCTATAATTAATGGAGAAGACAATCCTACTAGCCTCGTTCATATTCCCTGAAAGGGTTGATTGGTTTCTTAACTATTTAGAGGTTAAGTTTAACATTCCAAAAGATAAAGTTTTTTCTTATAAGAACATGGAAGATGAGTCCAAAATCATCATGACGTTTAAATTAGTATTACCAGAAGGAAAGAGATTAAACCTAAAGGACCTATTTCCAAGCGCAATACCCATCCATAAAAAGGGTGAGGCTTTATACACAATAAACGCCTTAAACAAGCTAATTGACCAAATAATGGGTGATTCAAGTGGGAATATAGACCATAAATCAGTAAGGATTAATTGGGATGAGTACCAAAATAAGTTTATTTTAACCAAAGACGAAGAACTCAATATTTTGAATATAACTAGACTTTTTTAACGTTTTTCATATATTTATATATAAGATGGAAAATACAGATAAGAAAAAAATTGACCCGAAAGCTAAGGTATTAGATGCCGCTTTAGAAGGGTTTTTAGGTGAAGAAAACCAAGACCCAAATATGGACTGTAGTTCTGGTGTTTGTGTAATTAAAGGTGATAAAAGCCTAGTTGAAAGAATAAATAAAAAAATAATTACCGAAGATGGTAGACAATTACTATTCTAATGAAAAAGAAATTTAACCCAGAGTTATTGAAGGAAGAGCTTAGTAAGTTTAAATTACTATCTGAGTATGATTTCTATCAAGAGAAAAAGGAGCTACCAGAATACAAGGATTTGATTCTTGGAGATATCGAAGAGGCCGATGACCAAGATATGCCAGATGATTTAGAGGCTGCTGGTTCTACTGATACAGCCGTAAAGGATGTTGCTGATGATTTAGGTGTTGACACACCTGAAGGTGATGTTGAAGGTGAAACAGGTGGTGATATTCCAGAACCAGAAGACCCAAATATGTCAAGTGAACTACCTCTTCCAGAGCCAAGTACAGAGCCAGTTAGTGATGATGTAGAAGTAGACGTAACAGCTTTAGTTAATGGTTCAGAAGAAGCTAAAAAGGCTGCCGAGATTGCTAGTCAAAACTCACAAGTGTTATTACAGAAACTTACATCTTTAGAAGCACGTGTAGCCAATATGGATAAGGTAAGTGTTAAAATTGATAATCTTGAAAAAGAAATAGTTAAACGTAACCCAACTCCTGTTGAAAAACTAGAGATGCGTTCATTAAGCTCATATCCATATACTCAAAAATTAACAGATTATTGGGCTGATAAAAAGGGTCCATATGATGTAATGGGAAATGAGGATAAAAAGAAAGAATATGTTTTAACGAAAGATGATGTTAATGCTGATTATAGTGATGCAAGCATCAAACAGAGTTTTAAGGTAGACCCAAAAGGTTACGAAGAAGAAAATATTTAATAACATATTATACACCATAAAAGGACTCCATTTTTGGGGTCTTTTTATTTTATACCCACTAAAACTTGCATCCATCAAAAAACAATCGTATGTTTGCTTAGATGGAAATCTATACTTATAATCATAACTCTGAAGTTAAAAATTTACTTGACTTTTCCGAATTATTTAGTATATTAGTAACAACTAAAAATAAAAATAACAATAAATAAATAAACAAAAACAACAAACAATGAGTACAGAGAACACAGAAAAACAAGATGCGTTAACAGCAATGCTATCGCAGTATGAGACAAACAACAAACCAAGGTCAAACAAAGCTGCCAAGGTTTATGACCTAAGTAATTACTTTAATACTTTCATTAAAGAAGGTGTTAAAAGTGGAACCAAACAAATTAGGATTCTTCCTACTGCTGATGGTACATCGCCATTTATTGAAATGTATGGTCACAAAGCACAAGTAGATGGACAATGGAAAACATTCCCTTGTTTAAAGCGTGAAAAGGATGAAGCATGTCCTTTTTGTGAAGCACGTGAAGCATTACTAGCTACTGGTGAAGAAAAGGATAAGGAGTTAGCTAAGAAGTATGGTGCTAGAATGATGTATATCGTTAAAGTTATCGACAGAAACGCTGAAGAAGAAGGTGTTAAATTCTGGAGATTTAATCATGACTATCGTAAGGAAGGTATTTATGATAAAATTATTGGTGTGTTAAATGCCATTAAGAAAGATGTAACTGACCCACAAACTGGTCGTGACTTACACCTAACTATTAATAGAAACCAAAACAACGTACCAGTAGTATCTTCTGTTGCTTCTTTGGATTCTTCTCCATTATCTCCTGATGCTGAAAAAGTTAAAACTTGGTTAGCTGACACTAGAACATGGGAAGATGTTTATTCAGTAAGAACTTATGACTACATGTTTATTGTCGTTAAAGGTGGTATTCCAATGTGGGATAAAGATAATAATAAATTCGTTGATAAAGCTTCACTTAAGGCTGAAGCCAACACTTTAGAGTCTGAATTAACAGTTGGAGTTGAAACGGTGAAATCAAACGTTCAGGTGGCTACACCAGTGGCTACACCAGTGGCTACACCAGTGGCTACACCAGTGGCTACACCAGTGGCTACACCAAAAGGTGATGACCTTCCATTCTAATTAATGTTTTATAAAATAAAGAGAGGTGGGGAACCGCCTTTCTTTATTCTAAACATAAGAAAAAAAAAATAAATAACAATTAATTAAGATGGCGAAGAAACCAACCAAACAACCAATATCTAAAAAGGGGTTCGATTTAGATTCATTCAAAAAAGAAGAAGGGTTAGATAATGTAATAAAAGAAAAGGAATTAAATTGGATTCCATTATCAGAAGCTTTCCACGATGCTGTAAAAGTTCCTGGAATTCCAATAGGTTATTTAACAAGTTTCAGAGGTTTTTCTAATACTGGTAAATCAACAGCCATTTATGAAGGTATTGTGGGTTGTCAAAAATTAGGTATATTAGCAATCATTTACGAAACAGAAAATAATTTTAATTGGGAACACGCTAGAAATATAGGTGTTCAGTTTGAGGAAATTAAAGATGAGAATGATGTTGTGGTAA